GAACTTGTAAAAGGAATGAGAGGTTATCTTCCATATGTTCAGGGTAAATATAAATTAGTTATTGAAACAACAGGATCAGCTTCAGTATCTTTAACAGAAGATGATATTATTGGTGGTTATGCTTTAGCATCTCCTACAAAAAATTCTAAATATAACAGAGTTATAGCTTCTTATATTAATCCTGATAGAAACTATCAAGTTGATGAAGTTCAATATCCAGCTATTGACGATAGTGGATATTCTTCAGCAGATAGACACGCAACTATGAAAACAGCAGATGGTGGTTTTTTGTTAGAGGGCAGATTTGATTTTAGAACTATAACTTCAACTTATCAGGCTGAAGAAATGGCTGAAATTATATTAAGAAGAAGTAGAGAGTCTTTAGGTCTTAGTATGAATTGTGGTTTTAAAGCTTATGAATTACATATTGGAGATATTGTTAGTGTTACATTATCAAGTTTAGGTTTCTCAAGTAAGTCTTTTAGAGTTTTAGGAATGACTTTTAATGAAGATTATACAATAAATCTTAACTTAGTAGAATATCAAGCTTCACATTATACTTGGGCTACTAAATCACAAGTAAGTTCAACACCATCAACAACTTTACCTAATCCATTTACAGTTCAAGCACCAGCAAGTGTAACTTTAACTGACCAACTTATTGAATATAATGATGGAACTGTAATTGTAGCTTTAGATGTTGCTATCGGTGCTTCTCCAGACTCATTTATAGATTTTTACCAAGTAGAATATAAACTAAGCACAGATTCTAATTTTATTATTTATGCACAAGGTTCAGGATTAAACCATAGAGTTTTAAATGTAATTGACCAATCTACTTATGATGTAAGAGTTAAAGCAGTTAATACATTAGGAGTATCATCAACTTATGTTTCAGCACAAAGAAAGATAGTAGGTGCTATTGAGCCACCTAGTGATGTAACAGATTTTTCTTGTAATATTTTAGGACAAGAAGCACATTTGTCATGGACACAAATACCAGATTTAGATTTAGCTTTTTATCAAATTAGATATTCAACATTAACCGATGGAACAGGAGAATGGGCAAATTCTGTATCTTTAATAGAAAAAGTATCAAGACCAGCCACAAGTATTAGTACAGTTGCTAGGGCTGGAACTTATCTTATAAAAGCATTTGATAAATTAGGTAACGCAAGTTCAAATGCAACTGCAATAGTTTCTAATGTTACAGGAGTACAAAATTTTAATTCAATAACTTCTGTATCGGAACACCCTGAGTTTAATGGAACATTAACAAATACTGCAATAGTAGATGACACTTTAAGATTAGATTCTTCAGAATTGTTTGATTCAGCTTCAGGAAACTTTGATGCAGAAACAACTAGATTTTTTGATTCTGGTGTTGCTAATGCAGACTTTATAGCATCTGGTAATTATTTATTTGCAAATGTAGTGGATATAGGTGCTAAACATACTACAAGAATTACAGCTACTTTAAAACAAACTTCTGATGACCCAGATGATTTATTTGATAATAGAACAGGATTATTTGATTCTCAAAATTCAAGTTTTGATGGAGATACACCAGCTAACTCTAATGCACATCTAGAAATTGCGACAAGTGATGATAACTCAACCTTTACTGCTTTTCAAAATTTTGTAATAGGTAATTATACAGCTAGATATTATAAATTTAGAGTTGTTTTAACTTCTACTGATTTAGCCTCAACTCCTGTTGTTCAAGAAGTATCAATAACAATAGATATGGAAGATAGAATATTTAGTGGAGATAATATAACTTCTGGTGCTGGAACTAAAACTGTAACATTTACAAATCCCTATAAAACTAGTAGTTATGCTTTAGGAATTACAGGAGAAGATATGGCAACAGGAGATTTCTTCACAGTATCAAATAAAACAATTAATGGCTTTAATATTTTGTTTAAAAATTCAAGTGGAACAAATGTATCAAGAACATTTGATTTTATTGCAAAAGGCTTTTAAAAGGAGTATATAATAATTATGGCACAACACGATTACGACATTGAGAATAGTTCATTCCCTGCTTTTAGAACAAATTTAAATGGTGTTCTTGATGCTATTAATTCATCTAATTCAGGAACTTCAAGACCAAGTTCAGCAGTAGTTGGCACGATTTGGCTAGATTTAACATCATCAGCTACACCAACTCTTAAATATTATGACGGAGCAGATGATATATCTCTTGCAACTTTAAATCACTCAGCAAACACAGTTAATTGGTTAGATAGTACAGTTGTAGCAGATTTAGTAAATGACACCTCTCCACAATTAGGTGGTCAATTAGATGTTAATGGACAATCATTAGGAAGTGGAACTTTAGAACTTTTAAAATTTGTAGAAACAGGAAGTGCAGTAAATGAATTAACAATTACAAATAACTCAACAGGAAATAATCCTATCCTATCTGCAACAGGAGATGATACTAATATTGGTATTGCTCTAACTCCTAAAGGAACAGGAGAAATAGTTATTGGTACAGCAAATCTTAATTATGCTGGAACTGCTGTAACTGCTACAGGTGCTGAATTAAATAAATTAGCTGGTGCTGGAACTTTAAAACAAGCTGGTAAAGAAACTATGTGGATTCCATCTTCAGCAATGTATGGAGCAACAACTAACCCAGCAGACGCACAACAAGTTGAAACAACTGCAACAAGACCTGATATGAAAGTATTAGATTTTGATGCAGGAACAGATGAGTTTGCACAATTTTCAGTAGCTTTTCCAAAATCATGGAACGAAGGAACAATAACTTATCAAGTATATTGGACTCCTGGCTCTACAAATACAGGAAACTGTATTTTTGGATTACAGGGTGTTTCTTGTGGAGATAGTGATACTATTGATGTTTCTTATGGAACAGCAATTAATGTTACTGATGCTGGTATAGGAACAGTTGAAGATCAACAAGTTACAGCAGAAAGTGGTGCTGTAACAATAGCTGGTTCTCCAGCAGTAGATCAACTGACTTACTTTCAATTATTTAGAGATGCTAATGCTGGTGGCGATACATTTAGTGCTGACGCGAGAGTTTTAGGTGTTAAAATATTCTTTACTACTGATGCATCTAATGACGCATAAGGAATTACACTATGAGAGATTTCAAAAATAAACTTACATCAGGTAAAAACACAAAAAATATTAAAAACAGAAAAGGTAAATCATTTGGTTATCAAATCTTAGGATTTGGTGCTGGTGGATCAGCAGGGGGTGGCCCTGTAGATGTAGATTTTTTAGTTATAGCTGGTGGCGGTGGTGGCGGTGCTGGTAGAGGAGGCGGTGCTGGTGCTGGCGGTTATAGAACTTCTTTTCCAGGCGGAACAAAAATTACAATAGACCCAGGTACAAGTTACACAATCACAGTAGGTGCAGGAGGAGCAGGTGCACCAAATCAAGATAATCTTGGAGCAAGTGGCTCTAATTCAGTTTTTTCAACAATAACTTCTGCTGGTGGTGGTAGAGGTGGAGTTGGCCCACCAGCTTCTGCACCAAATATGTTAGGTGCAAATGGTGGATCTGGCGGTGGTAGTGCTGGAAGTGCAGATATAGGTGGAGATAAACCAGGAGGAACAGGAAATACACCTCCTGTCAGTCCACCACAAGGTAATAATGGTGGAAAAGGAGTTAACACAGGGCCTGTAGAGGGTGCAGGTGGAGGTGGAGGTGCTGGAGGAGTTGGATCAGATGGAAGTGGTTCTTCTGGTGGAGCAGGTGGAAATGGTTTAGCAAATAGTATTACAGGATCTTCTGTCACAAGAGGTGGTGGTGGAGGAGGAGGAGGACAAGGCCCAGCTGGATCTGGTGGATCTGGTGGTGGTGGAGATGCAGGGCCAGGAACAAACGCACAAGCTGGAACAGTAAACACAGGCGGTGGTGCAGGTGGCGAATCTGGAGGAGATGGGCCAGGTGGTGCAGGTGGATCTGGTTTAGTTGTAGTTAGGATTCCTTCATCAGCACCAGCAGATTTAGCAGTAGCACCTGGAACTAATAATTTAGCAACCGATAGTCCAAGTGGAGATAAAATAGCAACATTTACTGTATCAGGAACATTAACATTATAGAAAGTAAAAATTATGGCACACTTTGCAGAATTAGATGATAACAACGTAGTATTAAGAGTTGTAGTAGTAGGCAATGATTGTGTATCATCAGACGAAAATATTGATGGAGAAAAGTGGTGTATAAGTTTTTTTAAAGGTGGTATTTGGAAACAAACATCTTACAACAATAATTTTAGAAAACAATTTGCTGGAATAGGTTATACTTATGATTTTACAAAAAATAAATTTATTAGTCCACAACCTTATGCTTCATGGTCATTAGACGATAATGATGATTGGCAAGCACCAATTCCATATCCAACAATTACAACTTATGGAAGTAACGATCCATTAGATAAATATAATATTTTTTGGGATGAAACAAACTTACAATGGAAAGCAAAAGATTATTCAGATCCACAAAATAACTTTAATTGGGATACATCAAGTCTTTCTTGGGTATCTGCATAATTAACTTTACAATTATTATAAAATTACTTAAATTATTTTCATTAAAAAGGTATGAATTTAACAAATTACTATTGGTATTTTCAATCGGTTATTCCATTAAATATTTGTGATGATATTTCTAAATATGGAAAACAATTAAAAGATCAAACAGCTATTACAGGTGGTTATCAAGTTGAAGAACTAAATAAAAAACAAATTAAAAATTTTAAAAAAAAAAGAAATTCAGATATAGTTTGGATGAATGATAGATGGATTTATAACGAAATACAACCTTATATACATCAAGCCAATAAATCTGCTGGTTGGAATTTTAATTGGGATTATTCTGAATCTTGTCAGTTTACAAAATATAAAAAAGGACAATATTATGGTTGGCATTGTGATAGTTGGGATAAACCTTATGATGCTCCACAAAACCCTTATTCACATGGTAAGATTAGAAAATTATCTGTAACTGTAACTTTATCAGACCCTAAAGATTATAAAGGTGGGGAATTAGAATTTGATTTTAGAAACTTAGATCCTGATAAAAAACCAAACATTAGAAAATGTAAAGAAATATTACCCAAAGGATCTTTAGTTGTGTTTCCAAGTTTTGTATGGCATAGAATATGTCCTGTTAAAAGTGGAGAAAGAAACAGTTTAGTAATTTGGAATTTAGGACACCCATTCCAATAAAAAAATATAATAAAGGAGTATTGATTGTCGTTTAAAAAAAATAAATACACAGTATTAAAAAAAGCAATATCAAAAGAATTAGCAGATTTTGTTTATAAATATTTTTTAAATAAAAGAAATGTTGCAAGATTTTTATTTGATCAAAAATATTTATCACCTTTTACAGAATATTACGGTATATGGAATGATGAACAGGTACCAAATACTTATTCACATTACTCAG